AGGCTTTGCTACGCGCACGCCTCAGGCACCCGTAGCTCAGCTGGATAGAGCGCTGCCCTCCGAAGGCAGAGGCCACTGGTTCGAATCCAGTCGGGTGCACCAAACTTCATTTATTTTCCCCTGATTTTAATGCCTTAGCGGCATCTTTGGCTAACCTTTCCGCAAGGTTAGCCAAAAGCTTGTCCGCGGCCGTGTCTGAAAGCGTGCGCTGATCGGCCGCGGCGGTGTACCGCGCGACCTCGCTGTCGGTCGTGTGACCGGTCCACGCCTTGATCTCCTGATTCGAGCAGCCGGCCTCGGCGAAGCGGCGCGCCGCGGCCTTGCGCGCGTCGCGCATTAGAGTCTGGGAATTGGGCTGATGCGCCCAGGCGTCGAGCGTCTCGTACCGGATCAGCGTGTCGAAGTCGGTCTTCTCGCAGCGATAGCGCGTCTCGTCGAGATCGCCGGGATAGCGCGGGCTGCGGTCCTTGGTGCGCGTGTCGGTGCGGCTGGCGATCGTGCCCTTTACGCCGACGCCGACCTTGTCGCCCTCCTGCGCCACCACCGGGATGATGTTGATCTTCGACAGGAAGTCGCTCGATCCCTTCAGCTTGGCGCGCAGCGTCTGCGCGATGGCGGGCAGCACCTCGAACGCGCGGCTGGGGTCGGCGACATTGTTCAGCTTGCCGATCTGCTGGGTATAGGCGTCGTACTTGGTGCGGGTGGCGTTGAGCATCGGGGCGGTTCCTGTGAAGGCGGTCTGACGGGGCGGTCGGTGTCGGGCGCGGCGGATCAGCAGTCGGTGACGGCGTCGTCCCCTGCGCCCGATGCCGGCGCGCGCGAGAAGCCGGGCTGCTCGGTGGCGGCCAGCTGCGTCTTCAGCGTCGCCAACTCGCGTTGCAGCGAGGCATGCGCATCCGTGACCGGCTTCAGCGCCGCGGTCAGCGAGCCGCTGAACGCGGTCCGCATGTCGGTGGCGAAGGTCGCCGGATCGAAATTGTCGTTGGCGGGCGCCGGCGTGACGGGTTCAGCGGGTTTGAATTTGGCGGCGACGGCCGAGAACAGGCGATCGACGATGCTGTCGACCTTCTCCTGTTCGGCCTGCTTCGCCTCGAATTCGATCGCGACGGCATCGGATCCCGAGGCGAACACCGTGCCGGGCGCGCGGTGCGAGAATCGCAGGCGCTCGGTGCCGATCGACGCGGGCGTGTCGGTGAAGGCGAGGCCGATGATGCCGAACTTACCGCTGCCGGCATAATTGGGGGTGAGTTCGACCGAGGGGAACGGCTTCTGGTCGGCCCTGGCGAGCGCGACCAACTGGTCGTTGCCCTCGACAATCGCGTACAGCGCGCGACGCTTCTCGCTTTTGCCGGCGATGACGATGTCGTCGGTCTTGGCTTCGAGCGAGACGACATCGCCATAGCCGTTGAAGGGCGGCTCCGGGCTGTAGCCGGAAACATGCTCGAGGTTGATCCGCGGGGAATAGGTCGCGGGCGCGAAGGTCGCGACGCACTCGTCGATCATCTCGGGCGTGACCTTGCGGCCATCGCTGATGGTCTCGCCTTCGACGAAGGCGCGGAACGGCTTGCTCTTGGTGCCCATGGCGGCTGATCCTCGGTTCGATTGCGGCGCGCCGAGCGCCGGGCTGTTGGATCGAACAGGGACGAAGATGACCAAGGTCTCAAGCTGCCGATCTTGTAGAATGGCATTCTACAAGAGGACAGGACCGTTAGCGGTAAAATATATGGTGATTAGGATCATGCGATAGGCGATTGATTGCCTTTAAGCAGGATCAAAGCAGTTCCAAAAAAGAAGAGCATGCATCACGGTCATTCATGCAAGTCAGACGGCGGCATCTACGGCTTTCTCTAGACCGGAGCGTCTGGCACGGCGCATAGGAATTTTGTGGCGGCCGTTTATTTTCGTTCGACGTCGTCACATTGACGGTCAGGCAACAGCGGCGGCTTGTCTTGTTCATTGCTATGGATTTCGCCAAAACATTATCAGCAATCTAGCGTTCGCCGATAACCATAAATCCGAAACGCGCCAACAAGAAGGGGAGGTAATATGGGACCTATAAAGATTAGTTTTACGCCGGATAAGGGTGGTTTACAAAACTTCGATGCCCGTGATGAGGCGATCAAATGGATCCATAGCGAGAGGTTGAAATTTGAGGATACATTTGTTGAATTCGAGGCTGCGCAGTTTGTACCAGAGATAAATAGCATTCAGCGCGCATGGATTGCGCTTGAAGGAGATATCAGAGATGCATCATTTGGGCAAAATAAGGATTTTTTGAGTATCAAGGCGCCTGAGGACATATTTACCTCCCTGTCGCCCGTTGCTGAAGTAATCCAAGATATAGCCGGAAGCATGGGCGCAATAGCGCTGAGGGGTGCTTTGTATGCCGCCGATATCACGGTAGAGGTTTTAGATTGGTCAAGGACGGAAACCCTTGCCGGCATCCAAGCCTACCAAATAGGCATATCTCGTATTCGTCGCAAAGATAATAATCCAATACCTGCCGAATATCGTGGCAGAATTGCCGAATTCAGTGACGAGATCCATACCATTAGATCAAAGATATCATCGATAAACGCTGAGCTATCGAAGACATCCGCAATTGCGACGAGTGGCACAGCCTCGACGGAGAATTCCTTATTAGACCTTACTGGGCAGGTGGAAGCTGTATCAGCGCAACTGATTACGCAAGTCCGAGATGCGGAGGTCCGGCTCGACGCTTCTGTGGTTCGGAGCGAAAAGGAAATTAATGATTGCCGAGTTAAGTCCGAGAACTTCGTGTCGGAGGTGGAGCAAAAGCTTGAAGATTGGATAAAGGCGCAAACCGAAGCAGTCCGACTTACGGCCCCTGTTACACTGTGGGAAGACCGTAATAAAACCCATACGGCCGCTGCCGAAAAGCTTGGCCGCTTCGCTATTGCCGCTGGTGTGTTGGGTACGGTTGCCACGCCGTTTTTATCAGCTTTCGCCTTCGCGCAGGCTAGGTCGATGCTCGCTGATGCCTTGCCGAAAGCGAGTGATAAGACGTCTTCGCTTGTCGCATTGGGCATTCGTCCTACGCTACATTACGAGTTAATCTTCGCCGGGGCTTCTACGCTGTTCTGGCTTACAATGTTCTTTTGGCTTTTACGTATCCTTGTGCGACGCTATGTTGCTGAACAGCGTTTAGCTGTCGATGCAAGCGGCAGGGCAGCGATGACCCAAACGTATTTGGGACTTATCATGGAGCACGCCGCGGGCGAGCAGGAGCGGCCGATCGTTCTGGAGGCCTTATTTAGGCCTGTTACCGACAACTCAAAAGGCGATGACGGCCCGCCATCAACGTCGGTCGCCGCGATCGTTGCGGCACTAGCCGCTGGGAAAAACTGATATTTTCGCATCCGCTAAGCTGCCGCCAAGCGGCAAATTAGAATAGGCGGATTGGTCGCTTTCCAGCGGTCGCCATGAAGCTGTCTAACGAATGTTATCCTTGGTCCAACGCTCTTGTAGAAATGCATTCTACAAGAGCCAAGGGAGGCGGCTGGCGTTTGGGCGTGGCTAGGCTCGCCGACCATGTCGATCCTTGCCGACCCGCTGACCCTGCCCGTCGAAGAACGGGTGCGCCCGGCGCGCAGTCTGTACTGGCGCGGCTGGAGCCTCGCGCAGATCGCCGACGAGCTTGCGGTCAAATACGACACGGTGAAGAGCTGGGCGCGACGTCACGGCTGGGATGAGGCGCCGTCGATCCGCAAGCTGGAAGACTGCCTCGAGACGCGCCTGATGGTGCTGATCTGCAAGGAGAAGAAGACTGGCGCCGACTATACCGAGCTGGATGCGCTGCGCCGCCAGGTGGAGAGCCTGGCCAAGGTCCGCCGCTACGAGGCGCCCGGCGGGCATTCGGGCGATCTGAACGACAAGGTCGCCAATCGTAACGCGGGCGAGAAGAAGAAGGCGAAGAAGAACCACTTCACCGCCGACCATGCGGCCGAGCTGAAGGCGATCTTCCTCGACCAGCTCTATGGCTATCAGGAGGCATGGTTCGCGGCGCTGACGTTCCGAACGCGGATGATCCTCAAATCGCGGCAGATCGGCGCGACCTATTATTTCGCGTTCGAGGCGCTGATCGACGCGATCGAGACCGGCCGCAACCAGATCTTCCTGTCGGCGTCGAAGGCGCAGGCCCACCAGTTCCGCAGCTACATCGTCAGCTTCGCCAAGCTGGTCGGCGTCAGCCTGGCCGGCGATCCGATGCTGATCACCAGCGAGTTGCGCCCGGCCGAAGAGGCCGCGGCCGAGCTGCATTTTCTCGGGACCAACTTCCGCACCGCGCAGGGACGCCACGGCAATTTCTATTTCGACGAGTTCTTCTGGGTCCACAGCTTCGAGGAGCTGAACAAGGTCGCCTCGGGCATGGCGACGCACAGGAAATGGCGGAAGACCTATTTCTCGACGCCGTCAACGATCGCGCATCCGGCCTATCCCTATTGGACCGGCGAGCGCCGCAACAAGCGGCGTCGCAAGGAAAACCGCGTCGAGATCGACGTCAGCCACGCCGCGCTGAAGGACGGCGCGCAAGGGCCCGACCGCGTGTGGCGACACATCGTCAACATCCGCGACGCCGAGCAGGCCGGCTGCGACCTGTTCGATATCGAGGAGCTGGAGGACGAATATGCGCCCGACGAATTCGCCAACCTGTTCCTGTGCGATTTCGTCGACGACAGCCTGTCCGCGTTCCGGTTCAATGACCTGGTCAAATGCGGCGTCGATACCGTCGAGGAATGGACCGACTATAATCCGGACGCCGAGCGCCCGTTCGGCACCGGCATCGTCTGGGCCAGCTACGATCCGCAGAACAGCGTCGATGGCGACAATGCCGCGCTGGTGATCGCCGCGCCGCCCGCCGAGCAGGGCGCGCCGTTCCGGTTGCTGGAGAAGCACCAGCTGCGCGGGCTCGATTTCGAGGAGCAGGCGACCTTCATCAAAGGCGTGCTGTCCCGCTACACTTGCACCTTCCTCGCGATCGACGCGACCGGCGTCGGCGCTGGCGTCTACCAGCTGCTTGCCAAACCCGAGGCGGGGCTGCGCGGCGTCGCCAAGGTCGAATATTCGCTCGAGGTGAAGGCGCAGATGATCATGAAGGCGCAGCACGTCATCGCGCGCGGTCGCATGCTGTTCGATGCCGGCTGGCTCGACGTCGTGTCGTCGTTCGTCTCGATCAAGAAGACGCTGACCACCTCGGGGCGCAACGTCACCTTCAAGGCGGGGCGCGGCGGTGACGAGGGGCATGCCGATCTCGCCTGGGCGACGATGCAGCTGCTCAACAACGAACCGCTCGACGGCAAGGAAAAGCCGAAGGCCACCATGGAGATCCTGTAATGGGCAAGGGACGCGCGCGCCGCATGGGCCGCACTGACACCGGCCGCGTGGGCGCGATCGGCATGGCGGAGGCGCGGGCGCCGTCGACCGCGGTCGAGGCCTTCACCTTCGGCGATCCCGAACCGGTCAACAGCCGGCGCGAGGTGCTCGACCTGCTCCAGTGCTGGCACAATGGCCGCTGGTACGAACCGCCAATCAGCGTCGAGGGTCTGGCGCGATCGTTCCGCGCCAGCCCGCATCACAGTTCGGCGATCCTGCTCAAACGCAATCTGCTGGTGCGCTCGTTCGTGCCGACCGCCTGGTTGTCGCGCGCGACGTTCGAAAAGCTGGTGCAGGATTATCTGATCTTCGGCTTCGGCTTTGTCGAGCAACGCCGCAGCGTGCT